ACGTTGAGACTTGGTGCGATCCTCGTATCAGAGTCGGTCACGAGAAGACAAGGGTGATCTAATGTCTTACGGAACCTTATACAACTTATACTATAATAATGAGGTACTTTATCAGTGCCTCACAGAGGAAGAGTTGGGTGATGTTCTACAAGATCTTGCTGACCGCTTTTTCTCGGATAGTGAGAATAATATTGACCCAGATAAAATTGATGTACAACCACAACGGAGATAGTAATGCCCGTCAGAACTAAACAAGGACAATTCGGATCTGTTCAAGTATCAGAGACTACCCCGAAAAAAACTCGTCAAGGAAGAGGCAAGCATACAAAATATGCCGCAACGTCTCGGAATCACGCCCCTAAAAGATATAAAGGTCAGGGCAAATGAACCCAGAAGACATAACCGCCGCAATCGCTCGATTCCCAGAGGAATATAAAGAGATGCAAAAGGGGAAGTTGTCTAAAAGGCAGTTGGAAATATTAGATGGTGCTGAACTAAAGTCAAACGAAGGTATGGTCTTTGGTCAAATGTATGCTGACTGGAAGTTAAGAAAAGGGTATTGGTCGGAAACCGTATAAATATAGTACGACCTACCCCCTCGAAAACATGGATGTTTGGGTAAACCCTGATTATACCGCTAAAGATAGTGGTCTATTAACTGAAACAGATTCAGACAAGTATTTGGATAAGATTGCTAAACGCAATCGAAACTTACGTAAGGAGGAGTTGTATGATCCCTCTGAAGTAGGAACTGATTGGGAAGTCGCTAAATAAATATTAATACTTAATAAATATCATGCCTCTAGAGCGGTCCAGCGTTGGATTTAAAGATATTAGTTTGTCTTTAAAAAGGAATCCCATTACTAAAGACCTTTTGGTGCTTAAGAATGAATCTGCCATTGCACGTTCCGTTCAGAATCTTGTATTAACTATACAAGGTGAAAAAATATTTGATCCTGATCTTGGTTGTGCAGTTAATAGACTCCTTTTTGAGACAATTGACACCTTTACGGCAGATAACTTAAGAAGAGAGATCGAAACTGTAATAGAAAATTATGAACCACGAGTAGAAGTAGATACAGTCACTGTAGAACCCGATTTTTTAGGTAATGCAATGAATGTAACCCTAATCTACCTTATAGTTGGAATTGATGCACAACCGCAACAGTTAGAATTCGTGTTGCTTCCTACTAGGTAAATAATGGCGTTAGTAAATTTTTCAAATTTAGATTTTGACCAGATAAAAAGTCAAATTAAGAGTTATCTACGAACAAATAGTGACTTTACGGACTTTGATTTTGATGGATCGAACTTTTCTATCCTTCTGGACACCTTAGCATACAATACATACATCTCTTCTTATAATGCTAACATGTTAGCGAATGAGGTGTTTATTGATGCGGCAACTTTAAGAGAAAATGTTGTATCATTAGCAAGAAATGTTGGTTATATACCCAGATCACCTATATCTGCTAAAGCAAAAATATCATTTTTTGTATCTACAGCAAATATAGGTACTAATCCTATTACTTTAACTCTTAGAAAGGGTATTGTATGTACTAGTTCGTCTAATTTTGGTACTCAATCCTTTACTTTCTCCATCCCAGAGGACATAACAGTCCCTGTATCGGGTGGAATTGCTACTTTTTCAGGAATTGACATTTATGAGGGCATATATCTTACTGAATCCTTTACCTATGACAGTTTAAACAAGGATCAAAGGTTTATTCTCAATAACAATGCTATAGATACCACCTTATTGAGAATAGATGTAAGAGAATCGAAGACAAGTTCCATTAGTAGGAAGTATAAGTACGTCAATAACATCACTGAAGTTGACGCAACTCAAGATGTCTTCTTTTTGAACGAAATTGAAGACCAAAAATATGAAATTTTCTTTGGTGATGGTGTTTTTGGACGTAAATTACAGGATGGTAACTACATTATTTGTTCTTATATCACTACAGCAGCACAAGATGCTAATGGAGTGTCTGATTTTACCTTTGTAGGGCGATTATTTGATAATAATGGCAACTCTATTAAGGTATCTTCACCTATTGTGACTGCTGATGAGGCATCTGGTGGTGGTACTGCGATTGAAACCATCTCTTCTATTAAGAAGTTTGCTCCTAGAGTCTATGCTTCTCAAAATAGAGCGGTAACTGCTACTGATTATGAGACCATTTTACCCCAAATCTTCCCAGAGACTGAATCTGTATCTGTTTTTGGTGGTGAAGAGTTAGTTCCTCCTCAATTTGGTAAGGTTTACATTACTGTTAAACCTAAAAATGGTACATATTTACCAAATAACATCAAAGATAACCTAAAAATTGCTCTTAAAAAGTATGCAGTTGCAGGAATTATCCCAGAATTCATTGATTTGAAGTATCTTTACATCGAATATGAGTCTGCTGTCTATTATAATGCCAATACTGGTGATGCAGCGTCATTAAAACAGACAGTTGCTTCTAATATTGAGAAGTATAGTAAGTCTACAGACCTGAATAAGTATGGTTCAAGGTTCAAATATAGTAAATTCCTTAAGTTGATTGATGATTCTGGTAGTTCAATAACCTCAAACATCACAAATGTACAAATGAGGAGGGATCTTAGAGTCTTAATGAACCAGTTTGCAGAATATGAAGTTTGTTTTGGTAATGAATTTCACATCAAGAATACTGCTGGATACAATGTTAAGACCTCTGGTGTTGGCATTAGTGGTGTAACTGGTACAGTTTACTTTAGTGATGTTCCTAATAAAGACATGCTAACAGGGGATATGGTTATGATTAGACTTGATGCTAAACAACAACCTGTAGTTGTAAGAAAAAATGTAGGTACTATTGATTATCAAAAGGGTGAAATACTAATTAACGCAGTTAATATCATATCTACCTCCAAAAAAGTATCTGGAGATGAGATTATTGAGTTTTCTGCTCTACCAAAATCTAATGACATCATTGGAAAGCAAGATTTGTACTTACAGTTAAGTTCAGGATCTTCAGCATTGACAATGGTTTCCGATTCAATTGCTTCTGGAGCAGAACTCTCAGGATCGGGATATATAGTATCGTCTAGCTACCTTAATGGGGATTACGTAAGACTATAGGAATATGCATAATAGAGTAAAGGTCCGTCATTTAGTACAGGACCACCTTCCTAATTTTGTAAAAGAGAATTTTCCTGAATTTCAGGGATTTCTTAGGTCTTATTATGGATCTCTAGAATCTCCTGGTGGTCCGACTGATATTCTTAATAATATTGATCAATATGTAAAATTAGAGAATTTATCTGAATTAGTATACTCAACAACTACTACTTCTGATAGTGATTTGTTCTCTAATACAATAGAAGTAGAAAATACACAAGGTTTTCCTGATAATAATGGTTTAATTCAGATTGATAGTGAAATTATCACTTATGAATCAAAAACTCCTGTCTCTTTTGTTAATTGTTCAAGAGGATTTAGTGGAATAACCTCTTATAAGGGACAAGAAGACGATAGTCTTATTTTTAGTCAAACAGGGGTGTCTACACACGCCTCTAGCACGGTTGTTTATAATTTACATGCATTATTCCTATTTGAATTATACAGGAAGTTTAAGAGGCAATATACCCCTGGTTTTGAAGAGGTTAAATTCTTTGATGCAGTAAATGAGAAGAATATTGTATCCAGATTAAAGGATTTTTATTCTGCTAAAGGTTCTACATCATCTTTTGATATACTTTTTAAGGTAATCTTTGGTGTTGACGTATCAATTGTCAAACCAAGGGACTTTTTACTGCAAGCATCAGATGCAGATTATAGAATTGTTAGAGATTTAGTTGTTAAGCAATTACAAGGAGATCCAAACGATCTAGTAAATAGAACTCTTTTTCAAGATGAAACAGAACATATTGTAAAAGCTACTGGTTCTATTACTGCAGTAGAGGAAATAATTAAAGATGGAATGTCTTACTTTAGATTAAGTTTAGACTATAATCCAGATCTCGAACAATTCAAATTTTCAGTACATCCTAAAACTAGGATTACCGAAGCAGTTGGTTTAAATCAAGTTTGGATAGATGTTGATTCTACTATTAGTTTCCCTGATAGTGGTGTTTTAACAGTAACTGTAGATGGGGTTGATTATGAAATTGAATATACATCTAAGTCATCTACTCAGTTCTTTGGTCTAAGTTCTCCAATTCCTATTCCTGTTGAGACTAATGTTGAGACACCAGATTTTGCATATGCCATTAATTCTGCTGGAGAGGAAATAAGAGTAAAAATAAGTGGTGTTCTTGGTACTTTAACTTTTGATAGACAAGCATCTAACTACTATCAAGAGGGAGATCAAGTAGAGATTGTTTCTCTTGGTCATGATTCACAAGATCAAATTCTTAAGAGTTGGATTTTGAATATTACACCAGAATATGATATTGCAGGAATAGTAAAATTAACAAATGCAATTAACGGTGCTGCTCAATATAGATTAACTACATTTGATGACCATATATTTACTTTGGGAGATATTGGTACTTTAACTGCTAATGATGGCACTGTTTATGATATTAGTGTTCTTGGTGTTGCAGATAATAAGAGTTTTGATGTTAACTTACCTGCCAATATTCCTCTTATAAACGTATCTTATATTGTTAGAAGAGGTATATCAAAAGTTGCTGCGGTTAATCTTCCAGAATTGGCAAATATGTCTGCAAATATGCAGAATATGTATATTGATGACAGTAAAAACACATATGCAGTATCACCGTCTTTACCAGATTACTTTAATACCCCAATAGATCCAAAACCACTTTCAATGTTGTTTAGTGGGCAGTTTAATGGGTATCAGATGGCGATTGGATCAAACCCATTCTTTACTGGTGATCCTGTTTGGTATAGTGCTAATAATAATATCCCACTTAGCATACCTGAAGGTCAATATTTCATAAAAAAGGTTAATGCAAGTACAATTAGTCTTGCTACTAGTAAATCAAATATTAGAAATGGTATTTTTGTAAGAGTTTTTGGTACAGTAACAAATAATAAGTTAGAATTACTTGATTTTAGAGGAAAATCACTTAAAAGACAGGATCTTGTTAGAAAATTCACTAAACCGAAGTTAGGTGGTAGACCAGTTGATACAACTTCTGGGCAAACTGGTATGTTTGTCAATGGAGTTGAACTAACAAACTATAAATCTAGTGATTTGGTATATTATGGTCAAATTGACGAGATTGAGGTTACTTCATCTGGTGATTCCAATTATGACGTAATTAATCCACCAGCATTGCACATTGAAGATGGTGTTGGGGCAGGAACTACCAATGTTGGTGTTGGTGCTACAGGTGTTTGCAATATTAATGGTTCTTTAAAGAGAATTGATGTTATTGAAACTGGTTTTGACTATACGATTATACCTAAAGTAACTATTACTGGTGGACAGGGTACAGGTGCAGAGGCTCAGTGTAGTGTATCTAATGTTACTCATAGAGTTACTTTTAACGCAGGTGCAGAATATATTGATATAGATCTTGCCAATAATAAAATTGGATTTAGTACATATCATAAATTAAGACCACAAGAGGAAGTAATATACAAATCCGAAGGTCAAACTGTAATTGGTGGATTAGTTAATCAATCAATCTACTTTGCTAATCTTGTTGATGAATTTTCAATTAAACTTCACAGCACATTAGATGATGCTATTGCTGGAGTTAATACTGTAGGATTAAGTACATATGGATCTGGTCTACAGACCATAGAAGCATTTGAAAAGAAGAAGGTAATATCTTCTATTGAAGTTGTTAACGCTGGTTATGATTATAGGAATAAAACACTATACTTCCAACCAAGTAAAGTAGATATATTTGACAATAAACTCAATATTGATAATCATAAACTTAAAGATAGAGAAGTTGTACAATTTATCAATGAAGGTGGTGCATTCCCTGTTGGTGTTGCATCAACTACTCAATATTATGTAAGTGTAGTAGATGAAAATAGTGTTAGACTTGCCGAAAGAAGAATTGTAAGTACTGGTGATAGTATTAGTGAAGATTACAACTATATCAACAACAGATTCCTAGATTTTGCAGATAATGGAACAGGAATTCACAAATTAGTATATACTCCAATTGAAGTAAAGATTGAAGGTCCTATTGGGGTTGGTACATTTGCGGGACAAGACTTTAGAGCAAAAATTAATCCAGTATTTACTGGAGATATTGAATCTATCTCATTAAGTGCTCATGGCGAAAATTATGGTGATAATGAAATTCTGAATTATAATAGACAACCAGTAATAACCCTTATAAACGGTGAAAATGCACAGGTAAGTCCTCTTGTATCATCGGAAGGTAAAATTATTGATATTATTATCAATAATCAGGGTTCTGGATACAATTCACCACCAATTATCGAAATTGAAGGTGATGGTAATGGTGCAATTTTAAATCCTATTATTATTGAAGGTAAACTTGTTGATGTAAAGATTATTAATAATGGATTTGGTTATAAAAATACCAATACTTTCTTAAATGTTGTAGCAACTGGTAGTGGTGCTAAATTTAATGCAAAAATTAAATCTTGGACTATTAACTTAGTACAAAAGTTAATGTTGACGGGTGAAGTTCCTCAAGATGATGGTGTATTAGCACTTTCGTTAGATTCCAGTAATGAAATTGAGTATACTCATGCATTTGCTCCTAGAGAGCTTAGAAGAAAAGTTCTTGCAACTTCAGTTGATATTGATGGAAGTATAATTTATAGAGCAGATATATTAAACGAAACTAATACAAACAAATATCATTCTCCTATCATAGGATGGGCATTTGATGGGTTCCCAATCTATGGTCCTTATGGATATGCTGATAGAGAAGGTGGTGCTGTCAAGAGGTTGGAAACCAGTTATGAATTAAGAGTCGATGTGTCTGGTATCAGACCACCATCTTATGGTTCTGGTATGTTCTGTGAGGATTATAAGTATGTTGGTAAAGGAGACCTAGATGAGTTCAATGGACGCTTCTGTAAGACCCCTGAATTCCCTAATGGTACATATGCATACTTCTTGACTGTAGACGCTTCTGCAGAGGTTGCAGGACCATTTGCGGGGTATCTAAAACCAGTATTCCCATATGTTATTGGTCCTCAGTATAAAGGATTGCCACAAACATATAATTTCAGTCAATTCTCTACTTTGAGGTTTGTTGATCTTAATGATGGGAATTATACTCGGTATACTAGTCGATATGGTATTAGAGGTAAAAAATCTAGGTATAAAGGATTTATTCAACCTAACGTATTCAGTGAAGGGTTTACTGAAGTTGTAGCAGTATCGCCAGGATCAGTTGACTCACTTAATATTATTGCACCAGGTGATAAGTATAATATTGCGGATAATATCTTCTTTAATGATGAAGGAACTCAAGGTGGTGGTGCATATGCACGTATATCACAAATCTTAGGTCCTTCAGTAACTAATATTGCTTATAATACTAAAAAATTAAGTAATATTCAATTTACTCCAACTTTAGGTAAAGGTAGATTTGTTGGATTTGGAACAACTGCTCATGAGTTTAATTCTGGAGATATTGTAGATTTACAAAATTTGAATCTATTATCTACTGAATTATCAAAGAATTATACTGTTGGTGTTACTACAAATACACTTGTTCTAAGGGGTAATGTTGGTACTGCCAATTCTACTGGTATTACAACCTACTTTAATGTAGATGGTGATTTAACCTTCCCAACTACTGTTGTAGATGATTTTTATACTATTAATTCTGAAATTATTCAAATATTGAATATTGATACTGTATCTAAGAGAATTAGAGTAAGAAGAGATATTGCTGGAGTTGCAACTGCTTTTGCTCATCAGAGTGGTGATATTTTAAGTGAAAATCCAAGAAGGTTTACCATTAATACTGGATTCCAGACTACAACTCAATACCAAATTGATAGAACACTTTATTTTGAACCTGAAGAGGTAACAGGACTTATAAGTGAGAATTTAGTCCTTTATTCAGATGCTGTATCTCCTTCTCTTACTGGTGGTACATGGACCAAAGCAACTGCGGGTAATGGAATAGGAACAGTAACATTCTATCATTCTAAGACTCCAGATGGTAACATTGCTGCTGCTAAAGTTGGAATTGCCACAACAACTTCTGCTACTGATACCGTTGTACTTCAAAATGGTAATTTTACACTTTCAGGTAATGTTCATACATTCTCTGCATTCTTAAAGGGTGATCAGGGTGGAGAAGAAGTTTGGATGATACTGCAGGACACTGCAGTTAATGTTTACTATCATCAAAAAGTAACTCTTACTAGAGAATGGCAGAGATTCAAACTCACAACCCTTACTAATGCTAACCCTCATAGAGCACAGTTTGGTGCTAATGGTGTTGCTGTAGGGTCAGGAACTACTATTAGAGCAACTTTAAATGCTAGACCTACATTCTATGTTGCAGGTGTACAGGTAGAGCAGAGTGAGTTTATGACTCCTTATGTTGCAACTTATGACACTCAAGTTTTAGCTTCTGCAAAGAAAGTAGGTAAGACCTATCTACAAAATCCAGGTGCAGGTATTGATAAGATTAGTCCAATAAAGGATACCTTCTATATTCCTGGACATGGATTAAGAACTGGTGAAAAAATTATCTATAATGTTGGTGCTGGAAGTAGTGGTCCAAATGTAAGTGCAGCAGGAACAAGTTATTGGTTAACTGATAATACAACATTATATGCAGCAGTTCATGATGAAAACTTTGTTGGTATTTCAACAAATAAAATTGGTATAGGTACTACAGGTAATTTTGTAGGTATTGGTAGTACTGCTACTGTTGGATTATTAACTATTGATACTCCAGGAAGTGGAAGATTACATAGTTTTAAAACTTCTTATAATAATGTTATTAGTGCTGATATTTTAAAGAAAACTGCTACAGTTAGTACTGGTGCTTCTCACTATCTAACTGATGGTGATTATATAGATTTAAAGGTTACTTCTGGAATACAAACAACTGTTACTATTAAGTATGATGATGGTAATAGAAGAATGTTGGTTAATCCAAGAGGATTTCTTGCAGGTGATGTTGACGAAGATAATAATAGGTTTACTATTACAAATCATGGATGGAGAACAGGAGATAAGATTCTTCACAATTCATCTACTCCTACTGGAGGAATTAACAATTCTCAAATTTATTATATAATTGTTATTGATGAGAATACGGTTAAATTATCTGACAATTACTATAGTAAGATAACTTCTGATGATGAAATTCAAATCGTTGGTATAACTTCTGCATCTTTTGGTACATTTAGTCCAATTAATCCAGAAATTAAGGCATATCGTAATAATACGATTGTATTTGATCTATCAGATTCTTCATTATCGAACAGTGGATTATCTGCTTTTGATTTTAACATTTATAGGGATTCTGATTTTAGTGACTTGTATTTTACCTCTGAAGCAAATGCAGGTATATCGACTCTTGTTTTAGACTTCCATGTAAAGAAAAATGGTGTAATTGGACAACAAAATGCAAATCTAACTTTAGTTATTGATAAGAGTACACCAAATAATCTTTATTATAACTTAGAACCAATTAAGAGTTCTGGTGCTGCTGCATCTAAGACTGAGATGCTTAGTGATAACTTCCAGATTACAAACCCAAATAGGTTGTCTATAGTTGATAGTAAGTATGATGCAAAAATAACTGTTAGTGGTTTAACTACTAATACATTCAATTATACTTTGTATCAGACTCCAGAAAAACCTTCTTATGATGCAACTGAAGCAACTGTTGTTTATCAGACAACATCTAAGAGTGCTACAGGACCTGTTGGTGATATTGCATTAGATTCTGGTGGTTCAGGATATAAGAGTCTTCCATATGTCTCTAAAGTTGTTAGTGCTGCTGGAACAGGTGCATTATTCCTTCCTAGAAGTACTAGTATTGGTAAACTTAACGAAGTTGTATTAACTGATATTGGATTTGATTATCCTGCAGATAATACATTAAGACCTGCTGCATCACTTCCAGCAACATATAAGATTGAACCTTTATCTAAGTTTAAAAAAGTTAAGCTTCAAGATCCTGGGGTTAATTACTTCTTAACACCTGATATAGTTGTTGTTGATGGATTTACTGGTCGTGTTAATACTGAAGCATTCTTAAGATATGACGTTGGTGATACTGAAATAGAAATTGTTAGAAATACAACTGGTTTGTATAATGTTACTCCAGTTTTGATGCCAACTAATAATCCTAACGGTACAAGGATTGATAGTATTGTTTTTGATTCTACTACTTTGGATGTTACTGTTGCGTTTGCTGTAACATTCTCATCTGCAGAATCTTATCCATTTGAAGTTGGTGGTAGAATACTTGTTGAAAATACTAACACTCTTAATGATGTTGGTAGAGGATATAATTCTGCTGCTTATGATTATAAATTATTCACTATTACAGCAGCAGATGCTAATATTGGTGGTGACTTCCCAACACTCAAGTATAATTTAACTGGACTGTTAAATCCTGGTGAACAACCTGGTGATTTTGATAACTTTGAATCATTTGGAACTGTAACACCTGAATCGTACTTCCCAACATTTGAAGTATTCCTTGAGAAGGATTCATTTGCAAGAGGTGAGTTTATTACCAACCAACTTGACAATAGTGGTGTAGTTCAAGAATATGACAATAAGAATGAGTTCTTAAAGGTAAGATCTCAAGATCAATTTAATAAGGGTGATGTTATCATTGGTCAATCTACCCAAAACCAAGGATTAATATCTTCTGTTGATGGAGTTAGGGGTACATATTCCATTAATTCTAATAGTGTTACTAAGAAGGGATTCTTAAAAGATACTGGTAAATTGAATAGATTCTTCCAGAGAATGCATGACAATGATTATTATCAGTACTTCTCATATGCTGTAAGATCTCCTATATCATTCGAGAAATGGAATGCTTATGTAAGTAATCTTAACCACACAACTGGTTATAAGAAGTTTGGTGAGTTATTAGCAGATTCATATGACCCAGCTATCGTTGGTATGGGTACAGGACAGGATTTAAATGCATTTATTGCAGTATCTGACTTAACTAGTGTTGTTGACCTTAATATGATTAAGGACTTTGACACTGCAAGAGAAAAAGCAATTACAGTAAACAATAAACTAGTATCTAATGAGATTCTCTTTGGATTACCATTCTTAGCAAAATATCAAGAATTCATTGGTAATAGGGTTCTTCCTATTGATGATTTTAGTGTTGATTTTGATGGTACAAAGAGAGATTTTGGTTTATTCTGTGCAGGTGATCCAATCTTTGAGCAAACATTTGATGGTAGTGATACATCTATTGTAGATGTCAATGAACAGTCTGTTAATCTTTTTAATCACTATTTTGTATCTGGTGAAAAGATTGAATATATTCCACATGGAAATGACTTTGCTAATGCAATTAATATTGATCCTACAGACTTTGGACCAGGAATTGGAACGACTACAAAACTTCCAGGATCATTCCATGTAATTAAACTTGATAATCAGAAGATTC